CTAGGTATTTCTGAAAAGATTAATACTAAAGATGAAATAGGTTTCATTAGATCATTATTTAATTTCCCTATTCATAAAGAAAATGTTTCCATACATGCAGCTAAAATCGCTAAATTAAAATTAGCTAGAGATCTAAAGCAAACTCTTAAAGTTTGCTCTGAGAGACTAGAGACTATAAACGGTGAAGAAGATATCATGGATATGATATCTAGTATAGAAGAGCCAATATTAGATGCAACGTCTAGTATTTATCAATCATCTAATAAGTCTACTGAAATCATAGGATCAAATATAGAAGAGTATATTACATACCTATGCGACAATCCATCAGATTTTGCAGGTATTCCAACAGGCTTTAGTAGATATGATTTAGCCATAGGTGGTGGCTTGCGTAGAAAATGCGTAGATTTAATTGCCGCCAGACCAAAAATTGGTAAATCAATGTTTGGTGATGCTGTAGCTTTAAATGTATCCAAAGGACTTAAAATACCAGTTCTTATGCTCGATACTGAAATGTCAAAGGAAGATCATCTCAATCGCATGATAGCAAATTTGAGCGGTGTAGAAATTAATAAGATATCTACTGGAAAATTTGGACAATGTGAATTAGATAAAGAGAAGGTATATAAGGCAGCAGAAGAACTTAAAAGTATTCCATATCACTACATCAGTATTGCTGGTCAGCCATTTGAAAATATAATATCAATCATGAGAAAATGGATATATCAATATGTAGGATTTAATGAGGATGGCTCTACTAAAGACTGTTTAATAATATATGACTATCTAAAATTAATGGGATCAGAAACAATAAACAATTCTATGCAAGAATATCAAGTTCTTGGTTTTCAAATTACTAAACTACATAATTTTTGCGTAAAGTATGATGTACCATGCCTTAGTTTTGTACAATTAAATAGAGATGGTATTACTAAGGAATCTACAGATGTAGTTTCTGGATCAGATAGATTAATTTGGCTATGTACAAGTTTCTCAATATTCAAGCTAAAATCAGATGAAGAAATTGCTGAAGATAGGCAAGAAAATGGAAATCGTAAACTTGTACCAATCGTGTCAAGGCATGGTGGAGGACTAGATGATGGCGATTATATTAGCATGAAGATGTTTGGCTCTATTGGTAAAATAGAAGAAGGCAAGACTAGAAACGAAATACATCAAAAGGCAAAAAATAAACAAGAAGGATTTGAGATCGATGGAGAAATTGACTCAGAAACAGATATATAGTATCTGTGTTAAATTGATAGACAATATTCCCAAAATATTGAATACATTTCAAATTGACTACATAGAATATCCAAATAGATTTTCATTTCCTTGTCCTGTGCATGGTGGTGATAATCCAGAGGGATGCAGTTTGTTTGTTGATGGCGATTCAGCTAAAGGTAATTGGAGATGCTGGACACATAATTGTCAAGAAGAATATACTAGTAATATTTTTGGATTTGTTAGAGGGGCTATGTCTCACACACGAAGAAAAAAAATCTCATTAAATGAAACTCTATCATTTTGTGAAAATATACTTGGCACAAAATTGAACCACTCTGATATAGAAATACCAACCAAAAATTTAGACATACTAGAAGTCTTTACAAAAAAACCACAAGATATAGGTAGTGAATTATCTAGATCACAAGTTAGATTAAAACTAGATATACCATGCAAATACTTTATCAATAGAGGATTTCTACCAGAAACGTTAAACACATTTGATGTTGGTATTTGTAAAGAAAAAAATAAACCTATGTCTGGCAGATCTGTAGTACCAATATATGATCAATCATATAAATATGTTGGATGTGCTGGTAGAGCATTGAACAATGATTTGCAACCTAAGTGGTTATACAGTAAAGGCTTTAAAAAAGCTGTGTTATATGGTATGCATATAGCTAAATATGATATATTACAAACTGGTAACATAATTTTGGTAGAAGGTCAGGGTGATGTATGGAGGATGCACGAAGCTGGATATAAACAAACAGTAGGTATTTTTGGTTCCAGTATCAGTGATGATCAACTATTACTAATGGAAAATAGTGGAGCATGTAATGTAATTATATTAACGGACTCAGATGATGCTGGTGATATGGCCTATAAACAGATAGTCAAAAAATGCGGTCGTAGATTTAATTATTATCGACCACGAATTTCAGCCAAAGATGCTGGCGATATGAAAATATCAGATCTACAGAAAGAACTAGCACCCCAACTAAAAGGAGTAATTGATGCAAACTAGAATTTTAGCTTTTGCTGGTCATAAACAGGCTGGAAAAACCACATGTTCTAATTTTTTACATGGCTATCAACTTAGGGCTAATGGCGTGATTGATGGATTTGATATTACTACAGATGGAAAGCTAGTTATAAAAACGGCCATCATAGACGATGACGGCAAAGAGAAAGAAGGATTGGGATTATTAGAGACTAACAGATTAGATGCAGAGTTTGCAGAGTGGGCGGTATATAATATGTGGCCGTTCATTAAGAACTATTCATTTGCCACTCCGCTCAAAGATATTTGCATTGGTCTATTTGGTTTGCAACAAGAAAATATATATGGCAATAATTCCATGAAGAATGCGAATACATTCTATAGATGGGAAGATATGCCATCTGTTATTACAGATAAAGATTTACTTACCAATCCAGAAATAAAGAAATTAGTAGATAGTGGAATATTACATTACCATCAAAAAGGCAAGATGACACACAGAGAATTTTTACAATTCTTTGGCACAGATATATGTAGGAAAATATATGAAGATATTTGGTATAGTAGATTATTGAATGACATTAATCATGAACAACCATTAGTAGCAATTGTAGATGATTGTAGATTTATCAATGAAGTGAATGCTATACAGAATGCTGGTGGTAAAGTGATATATTTAACTAGAAATTTATATGACGATAGTCATAGTAGCGAAGCGGAACTAAAGGAGTGTAATCATTTTGATGCAACTATAGATAATCAAGATTTATCTATACACGAAACCAATATTAAGCTTATTGAAATATTAGATAGCTGGGGTTGGCTAGGTAAAGAAATAATACCAAATAATAAATCAATGCTACAAAAGGTTGGTGGCATACATAAAATAAAGGAATAAAATGATTATTACATATATTCGATCATCGAGCTATAACAATTATGAATATTGTCAGATGCAGTATTTTATTACATATGTTTTGGGACATCAAAGCATATCTGGAAAGAAAGCACAGCTTGGTACGATTGTACATAAGGTTATGGAATGTTTAGCTAAATGCAAACAGGCATTACAATCCAGTAGTACAAAAAAATCTTTATCTATTAATGATGACGCGATTGGAGATCTGTCATTTACTGCCAACTCTTTATTTACTAAGTCTTTTGTAGATAAGCTTATTAGTAAAAGCTATGATCATTACACAAGTAAATGCACTCATGACTATCATTCAGCAGATCTTGCTTTCTGTAAAGACTTAGTTAAAACAGCGTTAGAATATAATGATGGACAATTTGATCCACGTAATAGAAAAATTATTGCCGCAGAACCACAATTTGATATTCCAATAGAAACTGGATGGGCTAAATACGAATATAAATTACCAAATGGTAAAATTGTTAAAGGTCAATTAGCTATTAAGGGTACTATTGATCTTGTAACAGAAGTAGATAAAGATGTGATAGAAATCATAGATTGGAAAACAGGAAAAAGACTTAATTGGGCAACAGGGGAAGAAAAAACATATGATAAATTATGTCAAGACCCACAGCTGATGTTATATAATTATGCCACATCTAAACTTTTTCCAGAATATAAACAATCAATTATGTCTATCTTCTTTATTAAAGACGGTGGACCATTTAGTATGTGTTTTGATGAACAGGATCAAAATAATTTCTTGTCCATGCTAGAATCTAGATATAAGCAAATTCAACATAATGATTTTCCTAAGCCTATTTCTAATGATAGATCTAATTTTAAATGTACTAAATTATGTCACTTCTATAAGAACAATTGGCCGGGAACAAATAAACCAATGTGCAATTATGTTGAAGATCATTTAAGAGCTTTTGGATATGATGAAACAATAGAAAAATGCACTAATGATAATTTTGATATAGGATATTATTCAGCGCCGGGTTAATTATGTTAGAAGTAAAAATTACAGAACAGATGAAAGAGCGAGCTTTTCAAAAGGCCAAAGATATGGGTAAATTGGTTAATTCTATCACTAATGGTGATGGTAATTTGGCTGGATTTTTAGGAGAAGAAATAGCCAATTCTGTTATTAATGGCACGATTAATAATACTTATGATTATGATATAATTAAAGAAGGAAAAAAATATGACGTAAAAACAAAAAGATGTACAAGTAAACCAAAAGAATATTACGAATGTTCGATAGCGGCATATAATACTAAACAAAAATGTGACACATATGTATTCGTGCGAATAGAATACAAAAATAATAACTGGGGTAGGGCTTGGATTCTAGGATATTTTCCTAAAACAGAATATTTTCAAAAGGCAAGATTTCTAAAACAGGGGGATATAGACCATAGTAATGGCTTTATTGTAAAAGCTAACTGTTATAATATGGCAATCAAGGATCTTAAACAATATGGCTGAATTACTCGACTTACATAAAGAATTTCATCTTGGTAATATGTTTACATATAACGTTGGAAAAAAATTAGCCAACTTATTATGTAATAAATTCAGAGTAATTCTAAAGTATGATAATGCAGAATTGCCAATATTTAATGATGATTTACTAAATATTGAAATAGCGACCTCAAGAGAAACACACTCTATACCTAATAATTTTTTTAGAGATGATGTTTACGCTATTTTTCAAAACTATTTTATGCTAGATAGATGGGAATATCCTATATATAATCCACTAGCATATCCAATGCCAATAGGAACATTTGTCGATTTTGATCAGTTGAAATCTATAGAAATCAAACCGATTCCAGAAAGGAAATATGATTTTTCTTTTGTGGGGCAAATACCACACACTGGTACTAGAGATTCTTTTAAAAGAAATATAGAACAATTAATATTAAAAACTGGCAAGAAGTTTAAATATGTATTAGAATTTACTAATGGTTTTAATAATGGACTATCACATACAGAATATGTTGAGCTATTAAACGACTCAAAAATAGCATTGTGTCCACCCGGCGCTTATAGCTTAGAAACATTTAGATTTTTTGAATGCATTAAAATGGGCGCAATTCCAATGGTTGAAAGATTGCCCAAGCTGTGGTATTATGAGAATGCACCATTCTTCAAGTGTAGGTGGCACGAATTAGATTTTTATTTATCAACATCTTTGAATTATCTAAATAGCACTATATCCAGAAACACATTTGAAAAATTAGCTATATATAATATGAACATACTAGATGAGCAACAACTCGCACTACATTTATATAAAGTATTACAAAATAGAAATAATATAGATAAAACAATTATACAATCAGAAATACAAAAAATAAGAAGAGAGCTAGAACAATATGTCTAATATTGCATTAAATTGTAAAACACATTTTAGTTTACTAAATGGCTTATCACAATGTGACGACTTAGCAAAGAGATGTAATGAGTATGGATATGATGGCTGTGTTATAGCAGATAAAAAAACCATATCTGGAGCAATAGAGTTTCATCAAGCCTGTAAAAAAAACAACATTAAACCAATTATAGGATGTGATTTTGGCGAATTTATATTGATTGCAAAAAATAAATCTGGATGGTTTGAACTAATGAGAATAGTTTCAGATATTGATCATATCATGCTAGAGGATATTGCTAAAACCAACAATATATTATGTATGTCTAACGATCTAAATATAGAAAAAATTTTTCTAGACAATTTTATTCAATGTAATATAAAGCAATATGCTATCTACTATGTAGATCAAAAGGACGTAGAGTGTCATCGTATTTTGTTATGTGCGGATCAGAAAACAACATTGCCAAATATAAAGAAAAAGATCAGAAACAATGAAGAATTTGAGCATATGGAATTTTTTACTAGAAATGATTTCTACTTAACTATTCCGCCAAGTGATACTATTTATCAATCAATTTCTGATAAGTTAAACATATTATGCGAGTCATATGATATAACAGAAAAACCACGACTACCAAAATTTCAATGCCCAAATGATATTAATGAAAATGATTATTTGAGGCAGTTATGTAGAATTGGGTGGATGGATAGATTAATCAAAACTGGTAAAATATTGAATGAAGATAAAAAGACGGAATATACTAATAGAATAAAACATGAACTGGATGTAATACTAAATGCAAATCTCGCCGGATATTTTCTAATTGTGCAAGATATAGTCAATGAAGTCAAGCGTAGAGGATGGTTAGCTGGTCCCGGTAGAGGTTCAGCCGCAGGGTGTCTGGTATCGTTTCTAGTAGGAATTACAGATGTGGACCCAATCCAACATGGTCTACTTTTTGAAAGATTCTACAACGAAGGTAGAAACACTAAAGACCACATCTCGTTACCAGATATTGATGTCGATGTACCAGCTGAATATAGAGATAACATTATTGACTATATCAAAACAAAATATGGACATGAAAATGTATCTCAAATGATTACATTCGGTAGACTACAAGGTAGAGCAGCATTAAAAGAGGTTTTAAGGATTAATGATGCCGTGTCATTTGCTGAAATGAATGAGATAACTAAAAGAATACCAAACGAGGCAGAAATCTCTGATCAGCTAGAATTAATGGGTGAAAAATCTATCATTAATTGGGCATTAGATAATGACGCTGAATCATTAAAGAATTGGTGCTATAAAAACGAAAATGGCACATTAGAA